TTCCATACTCATCCACCTTATTCATCCAATCCTTAATTGATTTTTCCTGATAATCGTATAATTTATCATAGGCTATCAATTCACTATATCTTGGATCCGCTGCCTGTCTTGTAAAGCTTTCAACCTTTCCCCTAAATATGATAATGTCTTCTGTGTTAGATGTATCAACATAACCATATACTCTTTGACATTCTTCCAATTCATCAGGATATAATTCATTTTTGCAAGCATTCGTCAATTCATATATTTTCAGGTTGCTTACAAATTCCTTGAATGCATCTGTATCTGTTCCTGAATAGCTTATTTCTGCAAACCACCCCTTTAACGGATAGTTACTTCCAATGGGATAATGTTGGGGCATAATAATATCTGTTTTATTATTAAAATCCCGTACCACATAATAATACGGACCTCCAGTGTACCAACATCTAATGGTCATTCTCACACCATCAAGAACCTTTTCTGATGTAAGAATTCTTATCCCGATAAAATTATCCGGTTCTCTTCCAAAAATGTTGTATTTCTTATCAGTTTCATTGTATACAATGTAAGAACTGCTTACTTTTGTTCGTTTGATATTTTCTGTTTTTTCATCAGAAACATCATCGGAATAAATATAATATTCCTGGTCAAACTTTACTATGTCCCCTGACTTGTAATTTGTTCCCTTAACCCATTCACCCTTGTAAGAATCATCCTTTACTGACAAAGTGGCTATGATGTCCTGACCTGTAATGTCTGTATCATAGTCAAATGTTGTAAGATTAAACTGAGTTGAGATACAGCCCTGTAGCATCAAATTTGAATCACTACAAAGACTGCCTGTCAAACTCATGCTTTCTTCCTGAATGTTTGCATTTGTGATTGGAGTTAAGTTTGAATTATTTGGGAATGTGATTGTTAACTTCTTTGGAACATTCTGCTCTGTATATGCTCTTATAGTATCTTCATTTACATTTAACATTGGTGCTCCTTTCTAGTACTCTATGAATTCCATCTTTAACGGATTATACAGTAATTCATTCCTCATCTGATTTTTTATTGTATATGAAATATCCGGCATATACACCACAGCGTTTTTGTAGGTTAAATCCTCTGAGTTCCAGTAAGTTATTTTTATTTTTCTTTCAGTTCTGTTAATTGTCCCCTGATTCAGCAATTGTCGTATTTCTTCATATTGACTTTGCAGAAGTGGTGGTGTTTCAAATTCAATCTTTGTTTTGAAATTAGGAGAAGTCTGTCTAATAAGATAATTATTTGTATTTCTGTAAGCCTTAAGTTCAGACCTCTGGTTATCCGTTGATGTATACGTTTCACTTTTTATATATTTCATTGGAAATATTTGGTCCTTTACTTTTAACAAATATCCTTTATACTTTGCCATTTTCTACCTCTTTTCTTAAATCCATACAGGTTTTCCTGTTCTTCTCTGCTCCTGAACCACTTCTTGTTTTACCATGTTGAATACTCCTCTTGAATCCTGCTGAACAATAACATTAACCTGCATGTTTGAAATTGCATTAAGTAAATCTTTATCAGAAATACCTGTTGCATTTTCACCCTGTACCTGTCTAAATGCATCTACAATGGTTGATAATGGAGATTCAATGTTTGTTCCGTGTTTCTGATCACCGACCATAGCCAAAAATGGTGCATTAGGTTTCAAAACAGCACCTTCGGCAAGCGCTGGAACACCACCCATTTTAGGAATTTGAGGTACTGGCAACGGATTGTGTCCCCACATCTTTTCAAATGGTTTCCATTTCATTATTTTTACTGCTCTAATGTTATTAAGCATTCCATTGATTTTATCAAATGGTATGGCCACAACTTTATTAATCCCACCTATCAGGGAGTTAACCACTGATTTAAATACCGAAGCGATTCCAGCCTTTATTCCTGAAAATACTTTTCCACCTGTGCTGAATACATCTTTTACTGCCTGCCAAGCCTTGCTGAATGTATCCTTGAACCAACCTGATACATGTCCGAAACTTCCCTTTATTCCGTTCCAAACATTCTTAAAGAATGCTCCTGGATTACTAAATATGGACTTAATCGCATTCCAAGCACCACTAAAAACTCCCTTAAAGAATCCTATTACACCTGAGAACACATTTTTAATTGCTGTCCACCCTGTTGTCATAACTGTATATATTCCATTTACTACAACTTTTATATATGATGCAACCTTACTGCAAATTGCCACTATTGTATTCTTTACAAAGTCCATAGCTATATTGATTATGCTTTTTATTCCATCAAACACACTCTTAAACACGTTTTTGATTCCGTTCCATGCCTTTTTCCAATCTCCTGTAAACACACCCACCACAAAATCAATTAAACCATTAATGACATTCATTAAGGTTGTAATAACAACGCTGATTACGCTTATAATACCCTGTATCTTGTTCCATGTTGTTTCTATGGTAAAGGCTATTTGTGGCATTGCCTTTTCGATGAACCAGCCGATTATTGGAGATAAGAAATTGAACAATTTTCCTGCAACATCAATAACTCTTCCAATGAATCCAAATATGCTATTAAACATTGGACTAATATAGGTGTTCAACAAACTGCTTAATTCACTGGCAATTCTTGAAAATACCGGTGCCAGAAATGAATTATATCCATCAAGAACATAATCAAATATTGTGGATAAGCCACTTCCTATATTGTCAAATGCCGGCTTTATGTACTGATCATACATTGAATTAATGTTTGTAAAGACTTCCTGAACAAATATCTTTATTCCACTAACAGCTGTTTCTATTGGTTTGATTGTGTTCATTAAAGCTGTTTTAATTGTATCCGTATTTTCAACAATCGGTGTTGTAATTGCCTGCATAATGTCACGTCCGATTTTCTGGCATAAAACATATAATTCAAGTTGTACAGTTGTAAAAATAGCCAATACATCAGCCACAATTTGCTGTGCATCATCACTTTCAAAAACTGTAAAAATGTCTGCCACTGCTGCACAAAAGTTCGCAAATATTTCTGCTCTTTCTGCTGATATATTTAACATCTCAACTATTTTGTCTTTCAAATAATCCTTATTTTGTTCGAAAAACTTATCAATGCCACCAATCAACATTGTTGCAATGCTTATTCCAATGCTTGCCATTGAGCCCACTATTTTCCCAACGCTTAATGCTATGCTGTCTGCCCAATTACTTGCTGCATCCAACACTTTTTTGTCTGTAAAAATTTCCTTGATGTTCTTTCCTATGTTTATGAGAGCATTTTTTATGACATCTAAACCTTTGCTTTTAAATCCCAGTGTAAAACCTGTCTTGAACAATCCTGCTAATTTCTGAAATTTACCAAAAATCTTATCAAGCCACTTGTTCATTGTTCCCAGTGCTCCATTGCCTGCATCAACATTTGGAGTAATGTCCTTGACTGCACTTGCTCCTGAAGCTGAAGCTGTTCCAGAACCTGATCCTGACGTTCCCGAATCACTGTCATTTTGCTGTAATACATTTAATTCATCAAATCCTGCAAGTCCTCTTGCCGCTTTTGCTGCTTTCTTTGTTGAATCAGTTAATCCATTCATTCCACTTGTGGCTTCATCAGCATTACTTGCCACATCTGACAACTCATTGCTGGTTGATTGTACTGTCGATGAATCATCTGACTTATTCCCGGTAATCATGTCAGTGAATGACTTAAACATTCCTGCCAATGTGGTTAATTTTCCCATTAAGGTGTTAACCAATTTTATTACAGGAGTGAACACGTTAATGAGCCCTTGTCCTATTGAAGCCCTCAAGCTATCAAACTGCAACGACAATAATCTTGTTTGATTCGCCCAACTGTCTGATGTTCTTGCAAAGTCTCCTGACGCATCAGTTAACTGTTTCTGAACAAAGGCATATCTTAAAGCTACCTTTTCCTGCTCAGTCATTTTTGCAGTAGTCTTTCCAAATCCATTCTGCAATGCAAACTGATCCAATGCTGTCTGTGTCATTACTACACCTAAATCCTTGAGGGATTCAGTTTCACCGGTAAACACTGACTTAAGTTTCGTATATGCCTCATCCTGACTAATATTGTAAAAAGATGCAACATCACCTGATAATCCGGTAAGAGTTGTACTCATTTCAGCTGCTTCTTTTTCAGAAAATCCAAAAGCCTTTGACATTGAGCCAAATGTACCTGCATATCTTTTGGCCATTGTTTCTGATAGACCAAATTGAGATGCTGCATTCTTTGCAAACTTGTCAATTGTTCCACTCATTTTGGGAAAAGCCACATCAACCACGTTTTGAACTTCTGCAAGGTCAGAGCCTAACTCCATGCACTGCTTTCCAAAATCAAAAGTTTTCTTTATGGCAAAAGCTGAAGCCAATGTTGCTCCAACCTTCTTTGCCATCTTTCCAATTCCTGACAACTGAGAATTGAATCCACTTTGGTTTAATTCCAAATCAAGAGCTATTGCTCCTACACTTTCTGCCATAATAAACCTCCTTTCCTACTGCCTTGATAATTCAGAAGTATTTAATCCTGCCATTTCCCAAAAGACTTTCTCGAACATTTCTGAAGCTTTTTCTGCTTCCTTCTTATTACCTGGTCTCTTTGCCTTCTTAAGCCTGTACTCGTTTCTAATTCTCTGTTGGTCCTTAGTAAAATTCTTTAATACTTCACTGTCATCTTCTGCTCTTATTGAAACAATTCTGCC